GGGGTGGGCAAAAAGAGTAGTATTTAATCCCTTAAGAGAAATGGGTATAACCATGCATTTAATGGTTGGGAATCATGATGCATATTATAAAAATACTAATGACATTAATTCTATTGATTTATTGCTGAGTGAGTATGATAATATTATTACCTATTCTTCAATTACAGATGTCAAATTAGGTAATTTAAAAACAACTTTTGTTCCTTGGATCACTGAAGATAATTCACAGCAAACTTTTGAGGCTTTGAGAAAGACTAAGAGTGAAGTTGTGATGGGACATCTTGAGTTAAATGGGTTTATGGCTACACGTGGTCATATGATGGAAAATGGAATGTCTGATGCTCCTTTTGAAAGATTTAAAAGAGTTTATTCAGGACATTATCATATGAGATCTCATAAGGATAATATTCATTATTTGGGTAATCCTTATGAGATGT